TCCCAATCCGCCTTCATCGCCCAATCCCCCGCCCTCGCCGCCGCCCTCCCAGTATCCGCCGCCGCCCAATCCGCATCTGCCGCCACCGCATCCATCGCCGCCCTCGCCGCCGCCCTCCCAGTATCCGCCGCCGCCCAATCCGCATCTGCCGCCACCGCATCCATCGCCGCCCTCGCCGCCCTCGCCGCCGCCAAATCCGTTCTATCTACATTATTCAACCAATTTTTGGCCCAAATAACATAAGATTCTTCTTTGTACACTTCAAGTGAGCAAAGTATCCCAAATGCTATTTTTTGAGTTAAAGAAATCTCTGGTATTTCTATCTCTTTAACTAAAGCCATTCCAGTCCATCCTTCCTTTAATCCATTGTCTGTTTTCATTTTTCCGCCAACCTCAATTTCGAATAATCGAGGATTTTTAATATTTGCATGAACAGGATTTAAAAGTATAGCCAAAAGCGGATGTGTATAACAATGCAGCCATCCGGATGAGCAAAGTTCACCTTTTCCTGATGCTACGCGTTTTTTACCTAATTCCCACTGAAATCCGTTATAGGTTTTCAGATTTTGGTCGGTCAGCTTGCATCTTATTTGCTTGGTTTGATTTGGTGCGTCTTGCGCGATTTGATTTTTCATTTTATTTGTTTTTGTGCCAGTTAAGGCGGATTAATTTAGGTAAATAAAAATCTGCTCTATCTTTGTTTTTTCAAATAGCAACCAATCTTCTCCAGCAGATATTGCCGGAGCTAAGAGGATGTGAAGTTCTTGTACCGGATTGTCTAAAAGCTCCTGCCGGCCAAAAATCCAGATTTCAGTTAAAAGGAAGTTGTGCATGTGATTTGGTTTTTAAGTTCAGGAAATCTTGTTAGTAATTGCTCCAGCGTATAAGGCTCATTTCCGTAGTCGCAGCCAAAAATATCCTCATATTCGAAATAGCATAAAAGGTCGTAAACTTTTATTTCAAATGTTGACTCAAGAAAGCCGAAATCATTGCAGTCGATGAAGTCGTAGAAGGAATCCGAGCAAAGGTCTTTTATTTTCTCATCTATATAAGATTCGTCAACACCGCCAACATGGAAATGAAAATCCTGACTTTTTGAGTTGTGAAGATTTGACCCGATTTTTACTATGTACTGATAATCGTGTTTTTCTGGAGTTTTTTGGATTCTCTTGCGAATGAGAAGATTGTATTTCATTAGGGATTCTTGCAGAGAGAAATCTATCCCTTGCCATTTTTCAAATTCCAAATCTTTGTTTTCCATCTTATTTTATTTTGAAAGTTTTACCGAATATCCGGCATCACCAAAGCCCGCAATCTTTTCAGATGCGGGCTGGCTGGCTTAGGATTTTTACTTTTTCTCCAATTCAGCACACCTAACAATATCCTTCATCGCAATTTCATTTGTTTCAAAAAATCTTGGCGGAAACACTCTTATTTTAGAAGATGATTTATAAATCATCATTGCTGCAAAACAAGTAGAAGTTTCCGATTCAAGTTTATATCCTTCTTCTCCGGCTAAATTAACTATCCATCCGGCTCTACAATGTGTAGTATCACAAGTGTGCCAAGTTGACATATTGAGAGAATCACTTTTAGATTCTACTTTTTCAAGAAGTTTTTGATGTATGTTTTCTATTTTAGGAATATAAAATGATTCTGTGTTGTTTTTTAAATCGCTGCAATCGCTGCAATCGTTGCAATCGTTGCAATCCCTGCAATCCCTGCAACCGAAGCAATCGCTGCAATCGCTGCAATCGATGCAATCGGTTGCATCGATGCAACCGATGCAACCGATGCAACCCATGCAATCGCTGCAATCGATGCAATCGATGCAATCGGTTGCATCGATGCAACCGATGCAACCGATGCAACCCATGCAATCGCTGCAATCGATGCAATTCCAGCACATTTCATTCTTTTCATTTTCTGATTCCCAATTAGGATTTTCGGTTGAAAACTTAACAGAAACCCCATTTTCTGATTTATCTTCACGCAGAAGAAATTCTTGATAATTTTCGAAGATTTTAGTTGACATTTTATTTAGTTTTAGTTTTTTGTTAAGAAAGTTAAATTGTCTTTATAAAAATCCTATAATAGTCCGCAAGGTTGTAAATCTTATTCCAAATTGTGTCAAACTTGGATTCGCTTGGTGCTGCTGCGAGCTTATCTAAAAGTCCTAAAATCTCTAAGTTGTTCATGTAGGGATTTGCCTTAAAGCGAGCGACTATCGCATCCCTCTTTTTAGAAAACCTTAAATCCGAGTTAAATTCGGAAGTTAAGTCTATTGTGTATCTCCATCCTTGTCTTGTTGAGCTTGTTTGATTTTGCATGTTGAAAGTTTTAAATGTGAAGTTAGAAATTATCGTAATTAGAAATTTTATATCCAATGTTGTTATCCAGGCAGAACTGCTCAATTTTAGATGAGTATTTAAACACATTCCAATATCCAGAATTAAATGCCGGAGTTGAAATCGGATGTTCGAGTGAGTTGAATTTGTTGAAATCTGTTATTATGATTAGCATGTTGAAAGTTTTTTGATTTGTTAGTTGAAAGCAAGTAATCTTTATTTCAAATTTATTGGTAATTTCTCCATCACTAAGTTCAATGCTTACGATTTCATCTTCTCCGCCAATTCCTACCGCATGGATTGTTTCAAACATAGAAGCAATCATTTCGTTTGCGGTTTCTAAGGATAAATTGCTATAAGATTCACAGCAATCTAAGTTTTCTAAAATACTGCTGTTTTCGAGATTCGACTTAATTGATACGCTGTACATAATTTTAAAGTTTTTTTGATTTGTTAGTTAAAAAGAAGTTAGTTTGTAGTAATCGGTAAATTCAAATCAGTTGAAAGTTTTTCAGCCATACTTTTTGTAAGCATATCACAAAAGTATTTCTTTTCTCCATTTGGTAAATCTACCGTAACTCCGAGAAAATAAAAATCATCTTTTCCTTTTTTGTGGATGTCGATTTTGCAAGTTGTTTGTATCATAATCTGAAAGTTTTTTCGCTCCATTATTAGAGGTATGGCAAAGGTACTGTTTAGCGTTAATATTAACAAGCATTTTTTAGTTATTGAATTGTTAATTTTAGTCTGTTTGTTATTAATTTGTTAACACATGAAAATAGCTTGTTTGCCTGTTAATATTAACGTACCTTTGTAGCTTATGGCGAATATTTTACATTTAAGGCGTATTTCAGATGAGGATTTAAAAATCCTTAACGGATACCCAACAATTAAGATACCAGGAAAAAAGATAGACCTCTCAAAAGAGATTGGTAGAATTAGGTACATTGTTGGATTTAATGAAAAATTCTATGTTACTAATTTTGAAGTATTCGATAAACTAAATAACGATAATGACGTACAAGATATATAAGTTAGTTAACTCACTGACAAATCAGCCGTTCTATGTTGGAAGGACAAGAAAATCCTTATCCGAAAGATTGAGTGGACATATTAGCGCATCAAAAAATCCAAGATGTTTTGTTCAGTTTTATATAAAACATCTTATATCAAACAATATTTCTATTTCGATAGAATTGATTAGAGAAACAGATAATATGAATGACGAAAAAGTAGAGATTCAAAACTATTTTGAATCTCATAACATATTAAATGCTGTATATATCAAACACTACGAAAATCCAAACAATAAAACTAAAAAATACGATTATTTAGATGGTATGAAAAATACTATTGTTATAAATAAATCTTTTTCTAATGTTGGAAACTACTATCTAACTGTTCCTTCAAACGATTTAACATTAAAACTATTTTTACCGGAAAATAAATACATAAATCTTCCGGAAGATATAAAAGCTCTTTACTCAAGATTTAATTAACCTCAAAAACTTACCACATGCTTATCCTCAAACCAAAGTACAGACCGATTGAATCTCTAAGAGAATTAGAGCAAAAAATCCAGGTAGAAATAAAAAGGCCAATAAAACTTAGATTCATTCTCGCAGACAAAGAAATCAATACAATGCCGAAATTTTTGATGCCGTATTACGAGGCGATATAAATTTTCTTTTAACCAAATTTAAAACTTTCAAAATGAAATATCTAATTAAGGGATTGAAAAAAACTGAGGATGGATTTTCTTTTCATGTAGTAAGTGAAAAGGCTAATTTCTGGATTTCTATTTCAGATGACTGTATGTCATATTTCATTTACAATGCAATCGGAGAACGGGACGATATTGCAAAAATAGTAAAACAAATCACAACAGATAACAATTTAGTTTAAAACTTTCAAACCAACTGATTATGACAAAATACAAACTACCAACAGGGGAATTAATATCCGTAGAAGATGCAATGGATTTAAAAGAGGCTAACCCATCTCTCGTTCTTACTAAGGTGAATGTGGAAGATGCGCCTTCTAAGAAGCCAGAAACCAAAGATAAGTATCCTCTTGAAAGAAAAGCGTTTCTCGATTCCTTAACTCCAGGCCAGGAAGAGCTAATCCGTTTAGGGCTTAGAAGCATCAAGCATAATGCTGAAAAAGGATTTTATCTGGCTGAGAAAAAAGCTCAAGAGCAAGAAGAAATCCACGTGAGTCTACCGAGAGAGATGAGCTTACGCGAATCCTTAAAGAGGCATCTGATTTGGAGTGCTTCCCGCGCAGTGAATTTTGAAGATGTTAAAGAGGCAGACCTTCTTAAAGAGATAGAGAACATCTGGGCCGGAAAAGTTTTACCTTCCGAGCGTGAAATGGAAATCAAGTTGAAAGAAAGAGATATGCTTGAGCTTGAGCTTTCACGCGAAATCGAGAAGAGATATGAAAAGAAAAAGAGACAGTGGCGCGATGAGCTGGAAGGTGAAATCCGGCTTGAGCTAAAAAAGGAGATGGAGTTGAGTTAGGTGTAGATTTTGCCAGCAGCCAGCAATCTTTCGAGATGCTGGCTTTTGGCGATAGAGTAGGTAGCTCGATAAAAACTTTAAAAAATGAATCAGAAACACTTTAAACTAACTTCCAATTTTAAAATTGGATATAATGGAATTAAATTATTCCAAGTAGAATTAACAGTTGATTGTAAATTTGGAAAATCTGGAGATTTAGGAGGATTTTTAGAATCAGAAGAAAGTCTTAAATCCGAAAATTCTTGGATTTATGAAGATGCTGTTTGTTACAAAAAAGGCGTGATACGGGGCGGCGAGATATGGGGCGGCGAGATATTGGGCGGCGAGATACGGGGCGGCGTGATACGTGGCGGCGTGATACGGGGCGGCGTGATACGGGGCGGCGATATATGGGGCGGCGATATATGGGGCGGCGAGATATGGGGCGGCGTGATATGGGGCGGCGTGATACGTGGCGGCGTGATACGTGGCGGCGTGATACGGGGCGGCGTGATACGGGGCGGCGTGATACGGGGCGGCGTGATATTGGGCGGCGTGATACTTAAATCTCCGCTTCAATTTCAAGGTTCGGGACATTTCTCTATTGTTTGTAAACCTGGATTTTTAAAAATCGGATGCAATGAATTTGATTTTAAATATTGGAGTAAAAATTTTAAACTGATTGGAGAAGAAAATAATTACACAGAACAAGAAATATCCGAATACGGAATGTGGATAAAAATAGTTTTAAAATTCGGAAATGATTGTTTCAAGAAAGATGAAAATGGGATTTGTTTACCTTAAAACTAAAAATCAAATTTTATGAAAAACAAAACAGAAGAAGAAGAAAAAGATTACGTAACTCCAGTCTTGTCGTTTTTGATTGTGCTTGGGAGCTTGGCATTAATAATCAGAAACATATTCTTTTAACCAATTTCGGAGCTTTCCAGCCTGCATCTTAACCGATGCGGGCTTTTGGTGGTGCAGGTCGGTCTAATCGGGCTTGCAGATAAGAAATGGGATACGAAACAAATTATAGCCTAACAATAAAAGGCGATTTAAAAGGTGTTGACGTAATTGACGATTTACGCGACAATTTTGGATATGCAGCTTATTGCATAGATAAAAACGGAGAAACTAAAGAATCTGGAAAATGGTACGGGTACGAAACTGATATGAGAGAGTTTTCAGAAAAATATCCTGAACTTCTTTTCTGTCTTGAAGGCGAAGGTGAATCAAATAAGGATATCTGGAAAAAATATTACAAGAACGGGAAATCGCAAGAGTGTAAAGCGGAATTGATTTTCCCAGAATTTGATGAAACAAAACTTTCCTAACTAACTTTTAAACTTTAAAAACTTTCAAAATGCAAACAGATTCAATAATGCACAAAATTAAGCACTTGATTGAAAAGAGCAAATCAAGTGATAGTCAAGCCGAATCAGATTCTTTTATGCTTAAAGCGCAGGAGCTTTTAGCTAAATATAATTTAGATTCTTATCACGTTACTTCTTACGAACAAGTGAAAAAAGAAGGCGTGATGGAAGATAAAATTTCTCATGGTGGCGATTGGGAATACCAGCTTCTAAAAGCAATCTCGCGTAATAATTTCTGCAAAAATATTATTCATACCAAAACCTTATGCAGCGTTATCGGTTTTCCATCCAATGTAGAAGTAGTTAACTTTCTATTCGATTTCTTTCGCAAGGAGATAATGGACTTAGGGATGAAGGCTTACTCTATGTTCCTGTATGAAAACGATGTAGACGCTGACATGCTATCCGATATTAATAAAGGACGCAAAAAAGCCGGAAAGAAAACCAATCACCAGGAGCAGTTTATAGAAGACTATCTTTTCGGTGCTGTATATGGCGTTAAGAAAAAAATGGAAGATGCACAGGCTGAACAGGCGAAAGGAAATGGAGAGTTTGGGATAATGCTATCCGGCCAGAATGATGCTGTTCAAAAATATATAGAGGAACATTATCCGTTTTGCGGAAGTGCGAGAGTTGGAAACGGCAGAGGAGATTCTGGTGCATTTTCGTTAGGTAGTCGTGATGGCTACGGAATCCAAAGAACTGGATTAGGAAGTGGGCAGAAGAGGATTGGATGAGCTTAGGTGCGTTGTTTGTAAATTAGCCGAAATCTTTAGGGATTTCGGCTTTTCCGGTGCAAGTTGGTCTAATCTGGCTTGCGAAATTTATGTCAAAAATATCCAAAGTGATATTCGTTCAAGACGAAAAAGAAGTAATGAGCAACAAGATAAATCTTTCTGCTCCAAAATTGGTAGAGAAAATCGATTTACCTGAAAAGAAAACTAACTCGAAATCAGAACTGCGCCCGCTTTTTTGGAAAAACTTTCCGATTTCAGAATTTCCATTTTACCTGAAAATTGCACAACAAGCAAATAAGGATTTAGGGATTCCGTTTTGTATTACACTATCTAAGAAAGCCTATGTTTCTGGTGAACTTGATGCAAATTTAGGTTCAATCTGGTTTACGTGCGGCTCAAAGGATTTTAAAGAGAAGTTCAGAATCCCGTTAGAGGTTGCGCTCTGCTCTTCTGGATTTAGAGAGTTTTTGTTAAAAGATATCCGTAAAGCATCTCCAGGATTCAAATTCAATATCCTATTTGTTTCAGACGATGGAGAAGTTGAAATGATTGAGTGCATTAAAATTGCTGGAAAAGAGAATGGCGCAAGGATTATATACGAATCAGCGGGATACAGATACGAGATGGACTATTCAGACATTTCTGATTTTGGTAGCGGAAGATTGGATGATGAAAAATTTCAGTTCTATCTTCCGGCAAATGTTGAAAATGTGTAAATTTGACCTGTTTTAAGGTGTATTTTTCAAGCTAATAAGGCGTATATAGGCGAAATTCAGACGTTATTTTAAGTTACTCGGACAAAGGTAGGGTACATTTAAATTTAGAGCGTTAAGCTAATAACAATTAATTAACAAACCAATCCCGCATCGCTGAAAAGCTGCGGGATTTGGTGATAAAATCAACTTAGATATGCTGCTCGGTTCAGACGAATACATCTTAGACGAATCGCAAGAACTAAACATCCTTGCTGATAAGAAACGCGCAATCCAACTTGCTTTTAAGCGGTTTAATTTAGAGAACGTAGATTTTATTGCTGTTCAACTTGGAATATCAGGAAAAACTTTGTTTCGCTATTTGGATTATTTTGGTTTAAGAGGATTGATTGGAGAAAATAGGAAAAATCTTAGAGAGTATAAGAAAAACAAACTAAAACAAAAATGAAATCCGAAACCTTCTGCATGGACAACTTAGATTTTCTTAGGAATTGTCCAGATAAAAAATACGATGTTGCTGTTGTTGATCCAGAATATCTTGATAAGAATCAGCCAAACCAATTTATGAGAGCTAAGGGTGGTATGATAGATTGGAAAGGTTCACCTAAAGAGGAATATTTTTATCATCTTTTTAGGGTTAGTCGCGAACAAATCATTTTCGGTGGAAATTATTTTACGTACTTGCTCGATTTTTCTGTGTTCGCAGAAAGCCAAGATGTTATAGATATAAAACCGTTTCTTTCATCAAACGGAAATTGGATAATTTGGGATAAAAGGATTGCATTTGGAATGAACTATGCAATGTACGAGATGGCATGGACATCAATTAAAAAAGTAGGAAAGATATTTGAATTAAGTCCTGTTGGAAAATGTAGCGATTGGCACTCTACTGGAAAGCCAATGGAATTGTATCATTGGATTTTCAAGAATTACTTATTAGATTTTAAGGAGAAAAACGGCGGGTTTTTAAGCATCTTAGACACCAATCTCGGCTCTGGCTCATCCAGGAAAGCTGCATTAACTTTAGGATTTGATTTTACAGGAATAGAGATTAACGAAAAATATTATAAAAAACAAGAGGAAGATTTTGCTTTGTACTATGAGAAAAATAGGATGTTTCTTCCTGCTTTAGATATTGAATTTAGTTTAGATAGTTTGTAACATTTAAAAAAAATAAAAATGAAAAATCAAGAAAAAAGAGAAGAAAAAATTGAGTATCATTCTGGATTTCTTAGTCCAGAAAAAGCTGACGAACTTGAATCCGAAATAACAAAACTCAAAAAAGATTTAGAAACACAAGAGTATGCTTATTCGAGATTGAACCAAGAAAATCAAGGACTGCATCAAAAGCATAATTCTTTACTTCAAACAAATAGAGATTTAATTACAGGAAATGATGAAATAAATTCTAAACTCGAATCCCAAAAATTTCTAAACAAACAACTTTTAACATCTAATTCTAATTTGAATAACGAGATTCAAGACAAGGAAAGTATAATACTTAGTTCAAAGCAAATGCTTAGGATTGAGGTTTCTGAACGGGAAAAGAAGATTACGGAGCTTAATGCGCTTTTAATTCGTTTCCAGGATTTAGATAAATCACATACTTTTTGGAAGGCACTTGCAATATCTTCTATAACATTATTTGGAATAACTTTAACCTTACTTTTAACTAAACTTTTCAACTGATGGACAAAAAACCAATCTCAGACTTAGAACTAAACCGAACCAAGATTGAACTTGGAAACCTAAAAACTAAACTTCGGATTCAAGAGCAGAAGTTTAAGGATTTAGAAGCAGACCACAACGAACTTTATAATGATTTTTTGAAACTTACAACATCATATAAAACACTTCATTTGGCTTTTGAAAACAAAACTGATGAACTTGCGAAATTGAGAACAATAATTAAATCAAACCGGCTACTACGCCTACTAACCAAAAGATTATGAACATCGTAGATTTCACAAACAAAGTACAAATAGAATACGGAGTAAATCCAGTTTTTTCGGAATTAGAATGTTCTGATGGAAATACTAAAATTCTATTGCAAATTTTTCCACATGAATCCTGTTCATTAAGTTGGATTGGAATTGGATACAATGGAGCGGATGCGAATCAGAGTGTTGTTGATAAAGCTGTAAATTATTTAAAATGGGATTAGATTCTTATGAACAAAGAAGATTTAATTTATCGAATAAAATTAAATCTCAAAATCACGTTTCTCTTGTAAAAAGGGACGGTGGAAAAATACGATACAATGGACGTATTTTTGGAAATATCATAACTGATAATACACAACAACAGAAGTGTATGATTGAAAAGAAACAGTTTACACCAATACACAAAAGCGATATGTCATTAGATAAATTATTAAAAGAATATCCTGGATATAGATATCAAAAATGAATACTCTTAATGCATCCCAAATCCAAGAACTAAAAACTCGCATCTTCCCAAACGAAGATGCTTTTCAGTCTGCTGCGATTACTTTTATCCAGCAGTTTTTTCCTATGTTTCGCGGAAAGGTCTTTCACGCGATGAACGAAATGTATGTACCTCGTAGGCCAGGAGAATCGGATAAAGAATATCAAAAGCGCACCGCTTTTTACGGCTCACAAAACAAAGGTAAAGGAAAATTAGCAGGTGTGCCGGATATTTGCATTAAATACTTAGGAATTTTGTACTCTATCGAACTTAAGATGCCAAAAGGAGTAGTATCAGAAGTACAGGAAAAAGTCCATTTAGATTGGGCTTTAGACTTTCCTGAAATTCAGACTTATGTTGCTCGCTCGATGTATGACGTGTATCAGTATTGCCAGTGGATATTAAAGAGTGGATTTAGGATTACGAGGGTTCAGGTTTAGTTAAATCCATCTAACTATGTAAATATACAATTTCCAGTAAAACTTTATTTCTTCATTTCTTAGTAGAATTTTTGGATTATCGCATCCAAAATAATATCCCCTATATTCGTCAACTAAATTGCAAAATTCTGAAATTATTTTATCTTCCATATTATCTGCAATAGTTATCCATCCAAAAGTGTTTGGTTCATGTGTTCCATTAACTCTTTCGTGATGAAATCCTTGTTGTTTTTCATTCCACTCTAATCTGAAATTCATAATTAATAAATTAAAGATGCTGACTTCAAATTCCTTTCCAAAGCAAGTGATATCAAAAAATCCAAATTAGGATATAGATGGTGGTATTTTAGTAAAGATATCGTGTACACACTTACTACATCCTCTTCTCCTGTTTTAATTTGGTAAATAGAATCAGAAAACAAGCGAAAGAAATAAATCTCTTTTTCTGGATAAAACATTTCGCAAAATAATTCCCATCCTTGCAAATCCAATACAGCCTCTTCTTTAAACTCTCTTTGCATCGCTTGGTGTTTTGATTCACCTTGTTCGATGTGGCCGCCGATGCCGGTTAAAAGAAAACAGCTTAAATTCGTATCATCCTTTCCGCATGGTATTAGATTTCCATCAGCGGTAAAATAATTCCTACGCATCAGCGCAACCCTATCTCCTTTATTTGAGAATAGAAAACCTATTGAGATTTTTTCCATTTTATCTTATTTTTGTATTTTTCTAATAACAACATTTCCAGCAAATTTCTTTAGCTTACCAATTTCATCATCTGAAACCTTTAACCAAGATAGTTCTGGCAAGTAAATATTTAAGTGAGTATCTGTTTTACCGCAAAACTTTTTAACAACATGAGCAACCTGGTCATCTTTTTTGACGATATTTTCTTCTTCTATTTCGTAATAACCGTCAGGCAATGAGAAAATTAAATCGTTTAGTGTAGGCATGTTTATGATTTTGAAATTATTTCAAATGCTTCTTTAAATGTTTTACAATCTTTTATTTTGTACTTTATTAAGGAAAGAAATTTTATTTTATTTTTTAAACCGTCTATCCTTTTATTTTCTTCTTCTATTTGAGAATTTATATCTAACATAATATCTGAAATTATACCATCAGATAATTTATTTATAAAAAATGTAAATTCTCTTTCTTCTGTTGGATTGTTTAATTTATTTTTATACTCAAATATATCTTTCCATTTGTTTGAAAATTCATAAGAAAAAACTCTAATAAATTTTTGCAAATCATTAAAATCGAAAAATGTGTAAGTTTTCATATTTAAATCTCTTGGTTTGTATCGTGATTAACTGATGTAAAGTTTCCTAATTCAAGCTCAACCTGATATACTATCCTTGTATCTAATCCACTCTCAGCCTCATACTTAATTCCACGCACGATTCCATAAACATCCTTTCCTAACTTGTTTCTAAACTCGTATGGATAGTCTAATTTATGAAGTTTAGCGTATGTGTAAAGTACCTTAATCGGAAATTCTATTAGGTCAAAGTCGGTCATAATCTATCGGGAAGCAAATTCTCTTTTATATGTGAATAAGAATTATCTTCATTTATTTTCCAATCACGTTTGTAATTAATATCCAATTTTATTCTCAAAAATGAAAATAAAGTATCTTCATTTATTCCTGAACGCCTTGCGGAATCAATTAAATACATCATACAATCAGCATATTCCATTCCTAATTTTATAAAGTCAGGATTTTTTGTTTCTAACTCAATTTCAACTTCCTTTATCTCACGCTCCAATCCACGAAGAGATGATGTTGGTGTTGAATTTGGAAATTTATTTTTTGCCCAATGATTGTATTCTGATAAAAGCTTTTCTAAAGACATAATAAAGATTTTAATTTTTTTCTAAAAACTCCAGCATAAAATTCCGGATTCCATCCTTCAAAAACCTCTGCAAAGATTTCTCTTTCTCTTGCATCTTTGCAGGTAAAAAAAGGTATCCTAAAAATATATCCAGTAACTAAAGATTCACATTTTCTGAAGTAATCCCAGTCTGTCATCTGGTAAGATGCTTTAGCGTAAGTATCAGCTATTGATTCGGCTCGTTTTTGGAATGAGATGTGCTCTTGTTCTCTAAACTTTTCAGCTCTAACCTTAAAATCAGAATACGAAAGCTCTAAAATGTGCTCTCTAAGCGCATAAGCTGGAATCCTTAACCTTTTAACAAGAGATATGAAAGATTGTTCATAAACGTTTGTTTCCTCTTCAATCCTTGTTAAAAGTGATTCGAGTGCCGGTAGTTCTTCTTTTGATTGATTTAAAGCGTCAATAACAGTATCTAAGTCATCTACTTCTTTTTCATGTAGCGATTTAATTAAGTTCTCCCATGTAGAAAGACGAACTGCTAAATCCGGTACTTTTATTTTAGTAAGGTCAGTCATTTATCCAGTCGAATTTATAAACTGTAGGATTGATATTATTGTAGAACCATGTATAAGGATGTTCTAAAGCCTGTAAAAAAGCAATCTCAAACAAAAAATTAGATTCGCCAAGTAAGTTAGAGTATCTATCTTTATTGTTTTGGTAGAATGTAGTTTTGTTCGTATGAAATCTCGCTCCTTTATCTGAAGTTAAAAGAAATTTAGATATTCTATTTGCGACAAAACCGTGAATAGAAAATCTCCAAGTATCAGCAAGAAATCCTAAGTTGTCGTTCATTTAAATTACTTATCTCCATTATCAACTTTTCTTCTTTGCCTTCTTGCCTCTACTTCATTATCAAATTTTATCAATCCATCAGCAACAGCATCGTAAATATTTTCAGGTTCAAAATCTTTTATGGTTGGCTTTTCGTTTCCCAAATCTGATATGAAATGATATTCTATTTTATGAGATTCTTTGTAGTTTTTTGTACGCTTTAAGGCATCCTTAAATGTCATCAGTTGGCTTCCATTTTTATCCCATATATTTTTATTATCAACTACGTGAAGCCAACCATAAATTGATTTTACATTTACTTTTCTGTCCTTATATTTTTCTATTGCTTTTAGATTTGCCGGCTTCGGCATTGGATGATATAGTATCATTTTGAAAGTTTGAAAGTTTTAAGTTTTAGATTGCTCCTAAATAAGTACCATTAGGATTTAGTGAATTAAAAAGATTTAGAAATTGTTTTTTTACTTTTGAATGTGAGTATTCGTGACTTTTTTCTTCAATCATTTTTCCATGTTCGTACTTTTTTTCGATGTTTGGTTCCGGAAGGCTACCTTTTAACATCAACTCATTCCATTCCATCTCTAAAACATCATTATCAACTTTTTTGTGAAATTCGTTTAATGGATATTTAAATCCGAATTTTTTGGCTAAAATCATCATGAAATTATTTTCAATCGCATAATACCGAGCAAAATTACGTTTAACCGGACTTGGTAAATCCATTAAACCAAATGCCTCCGAACTGTCGTGCATCAATAAAGTAAATAAATCCAAATCTGAAATATGACGATATTCTTTCTTTTTTAATTTGATTTCAGACGCATGTTCTACACATCTAATACAATGTTCAGCTACCGAATAAAATATCGGTAGATGTCCACCAAATCTCGGAATCATAGCCAAAGCGTGAGCTATATCCTGGATTTGTAAGGTATCCGGATGTGGATTTTTTATATTTACGTATTGACCAGAGTAAGTTCTGATGCAACCATCTGTATAAAGATTTTCTATAAATCCTGCTTTATTCATTTGTATAGTTGATTTAAAATATTAGAAACATGTTCGTATAAAGCATCTAATGTTGAATTATTTTGTATCGTGAAGTCGGATTTAATTTTACTTAGTTCTGTTTCTGATGAGTGCGTATGATTGTGTTCGTTGTGGCGTTCTATCTTAATAATTATTCCACCGCGTTCCTTAACTGCTTTAGCTTCGTATAGATAGCGCATGTCGCTAATAATCCAGTTTGATTCTAAGTTTCTTGTTCTCCTTAAAATTCCTGGTTCATCGTTAATTCGATTTGGTTCAGCATTTTTGATTTTACCATCTTCATACGAAGAAAAAAGCTCATCAACAAAATAATTTTCACCTAATAGTTCTTTTATCTTATCCGCAAGATGTTGTAGAAGCCAGCGATAGGTGTGTTGCGAATATGTGATGTGGTTGTCTACTGGATGCTCGTATTTGATTTGAAATTGCTTTGGCATAACCGTTGCCTTAAATTCCTCATTCTCAAAATCTTCAACACTACATCCAACCAAATCTGCGGCTTGTTGTTTTAGTTTTAGAGCGAATTTTTTGATTTGCCAATTTGGATTTTCAAACTTCATTATTCTATCATACCATTCATTTTCATTTTTTAAAAAATCATCTAATAAAAATGATGAAATTCCTTTTCTTTTTGAATAGTGGTAATATTGAATCATCTTCGCAATCGTGTCTTTTCCAGATTGTTGATTTCCTGTTAGTGCGATTATCATTTTAATGGAAATTTTAATGATAGAAAATAAGTAATAAGTAAAATTAAATAATAATCAATAATGGTAAAATATAAACCTTCCAAATTAATTTCATATCAACTTAGTTTTAGGATTTTCGCAAAGTGTTGTGCTTTTTTGGATATTAACAGGTTGTTGAAACATCAAACAAACTAAATAATTTCCTAAGTCGGCTATAAATTCATCGGTTGCATCACATTCTTTAGCCATCAGAGCGGCAATTAATTTAGCTTTATGATATTCAAATTCGTACATCCATTTTGGAAAGTCGTCTTTAATTTTCCAATCCCAAATCGAGTTCTTAGTTTTTTCATTTTCCGTTAGTTCGTTTTGCATCCTATGTGCAAAAGCAATAATTCTATCGTCAATGAAAACTTCTTTGCCGTCTATTTGTAGTATCATACGTAAGCAGTTATATAGTTATATTTAGAATCATAACACTCATGATTTTTACATTCATCGTAAGTTCCTACAAATAGTAGTTTTTCGTCCGATATTCTTCTAATACAATAAATCATTTTAATCCAGTTGAAAGTTTAGCTTTAATTGATGGTTGTGGGTTGTATCCTTCTAATCGGAAGTCGTAATGTGCCATTGAATTTATAAAATCGTCCAATGTGTATCTACCGGAAAGAAATTTATCGTAATTGTCCGGCAAATATCCTTCTTTGTTTCTTTGCCAACATTTTAAAGTCGGTAGTTGCGATGGTTGACGATAAAGTTGTTCATCAACCGCAGCTAAATGATTTTCGTATATATGCACATCTCCAAATGTATGAATTAAATCACCTGGAATAAATCCGCAAATTTCGCAAAGTATGTGTGTCAACAAAGCGTAAGATGCGGTGTTATACGGAACGCCAAGAAAAACATCCGCGCTTCGTTGGTACATTGAGCAATCTAAGTAGTATTTTGGGATTAATTCCAAAGCTGAATCTAAATCATTGTCTTTTGTTTCTATTGGACACATTTGTATCCTATCAGATTGGTGTATCGGCCTACAATTAAATTGCGCAATCACATGACACGGAAATAACGCCAAATCGTTATAGTGTGCCGGATTTAAAGCGGTAAGCATGTGCCGCCTACTTTCAGGATTTTTTTTCAGGTTGGAAATTAGTTCTGATATTTGGTCAATACCATCCCACTTGCGCCACAATCTACCATATTGCCAACCGCAATCGCCAAGTGTATAATTTTGTATATTTTGATTTGATTTAAATCCTTGATTTACGCCAGTAACAAACAAATCGAATGAAATTGGTTTTATGTTTTGTTGATTACAAACCTTAGCGTAGTAGTTATATGCATCCTCATTCCAAATATTACATCCATTATCTACAAGGAATTTAATATTTGTATCACCACGCAAAAACCAAATCAATTCCGTAGCTATATTTTTAAAGCTAACTTGCTTTGTGGTTAGAATTGGAAATCCTTCACTAAGGTTATACCGATATTGCGCACCGAATAAAGATAAAGTTCGCGGCATATTTTCTCTTGCTTCGTTTTTCCAAGTTCCTTCAGATTTGATTTTGCGAAGTAAGTCTAAGTATTGTTGCATGTTTTTTTGTTTTTAATTATAATTGCCTTGATGTAATTTTCGATGTGTTGTGTTTAATAATTATTGTTGTAGCATCTTTTTCGAGTTCTCTCAAAGTAAACTTATTACTGATCCTTGCTGGCAATGATTCTTTAGCAATAGTTGCTGCCTCTTTTTCATCAATAGCCTTTATGATTACAATAAAATCGCAATCCGATCCGCCATCGTCATGCGTGTTATTTACGGTTGCTAAAAATAATCTGGTCATTTTTAAGTTTTTGGGATTCACTTGGAATCGAACCAAGTTCTAATTTCGCTAAGGATTAAATCCTTCTACTTTTAGCTTTACATCCGGTTTTATCACCAAAAGCCATTCCGATTAAGGATATGGCTTAGGTTGTATGGTTGTTTGCGGCTATCTGAATGATATCCAACAACTTATTGGTAGTTTAGGGCTACTAAACAATCGCAAACTTTTTAAATTACATCTTACTAACATCAATATTAATTCGCTCCTTAATTTTATTTATCTCTTCCTTAGTATTAATTTCTATTTGCTTATTTAGTTCAGCCCTAAAAGTAGGATTTCTATCAACAACTATACGATTAGATAAGTAGACTGTCCGAATACTTTGGTTATCCAAAAAGTTCATCTGGTTTCGGATTTCTACAAGCCTTTCAGCATCACCTTCAACTGGTATTGCCGTTGGGATTGAGAATTTCTCCTTAGCAACTGGAGCAGGTTTTGATTTAGATTGTTTTGGTGGCTCTGGTGTTGATAGCTTAGTTTTGTGTTTATCCAAATAGGATTTTAGTTCTTGGTTTTGCTCCCAAAATCCATCTTCGTCGTTTTTATCCATGTAAAATTCTACGCACTCCATTGCTGATTTGAAGGAGTCAATCAAGCCAGTTAAAGGATGTGAGAAAACTTCCTCTTTCTCAGCTTCAGAAAATCTCTCCTGTTCAATCTCCGAGTTTTCTTGCGAAGCAGGCGCATCCTGTATTTCTTGCGATTGATTGGCATCTTCTTGTTTTGTTCGTGTTTTTAAGAAATCAAATTGCTCTTTAGTTAATTCTGTTACTTCGTCAACATATCCGCCTTCAAAAGCAAATCCCTGCTCCGATTCAACAACTTCTTTCAACATTTCTGTTATTGCATCCTCAATTTTTTCTGACCTTTCAACTACATCACTTATTTCTTTTTGCTCGGATTTCCACTTTTCTCCAGTTTCTCTCTCCCATTCAGAAATCGCGTAGTTGTTTAGCCACTTGCGAGAAATCTCTATCCTGGAGCAAAGGTTAAGATAGGCGGCTTGGTCATATTTAACCTCAAAAGAAATAATCCTTGCCCTCAACGGTAAATCTTCCGGAACTTTTACTTTACGCAAAAATTCCAAACAAGCATCCTGATATTCTGGATTTTGTTCTTGGTCTTTTCCGAATTTATATAAAATGCGTTTGTATTCATCTTCAACTAATCCTTGAGGCATATCAACAAGGCAATATCTAAGTATAAAGCGAGATACTCCATAAAGCGCGCAGTAAACGATTCCTTGCCAATAATATATCGCATTTTTTATTGACTGTTCGACATCTTTTAATGAATCTTCTCCATTTTCTGCCTCGTAAACATTTTTACCAATTTCTATTAAATCGATAGTGTGAGGCTGGAAAGTTTCTAAACTCCAGCAAGATTTAACATCCTGTACCATTTCTGGAGCGTCAAGCGGATAGAGAATATCACATTCGCCTTCTACGTGTTCATTATATTTTCTATGTTGTATGCCTGATTCCTCGCACCATTTTTTATATGATACATAAAATTCCTCATCAACTTCCCTCAAAAGCGCGATAGAGTCATCCTCTTTTAACTTTCCGTTTTCAACGTACTTGTTATCAATATCTTTCTTTATACCAAAACGCTTTTGTAGATAGCACTCAAGAAGATAAGAAATAGCAGTATCAGATAAAACTATGTCATCTTTGTGCGCTTGAAGTTCTGGAAGAGATTGCCTTAGTTTGTTTAAAGCTGTTACTTGAGAGGATGTTAATTTCTTTTCGCTGTTTTCGTATCCTGTTATTTTCTCTTGGCACTCTTGATACTTCTGCATCGGACTTTTTCCTCTCGGATTAGTCATCAGTTTTCCGCATGAAGATGCTCGGAATGTGTAGGTTGAGAAATCTATTGGTTTTTCAAGCATGAGATTTAAGTCTTTTTATTAGAGATTTATTTTTGTGTATTTGTAATGCTGTTTTGTACTGATTGGGATGCCAATCAAAAAAGTAACTCATGTTTACTGGACGCAAATCTTTTGAATTTACTGTTCCCATATTTGAAGTTGACCAAGTTGAATCTACGCATTCAAATCCCATAGCACCAAGAAAGCCCGCAATCCAACAAAGGACGCGGGCTAAATAATCCGGATAAACTTTCAAATAAAACCGGATTAATTTTGTATTTAGGATACTTGCGGGAACAAATAAAACAGGACTAATCTTTTTGTGCAGCAGTAAGCTCTGCTTTTCTTTCTTCAAATAAAGTCAAATCCAACATTGCAGAATTAATCTTTTCGGTAGCGCAAAACGACTTAGCTTTTTTAAGCAAATCATCTAAAGTTTTTACTTTATCTTTATTTGAGATACACTTATCAAATTCAGCTTGCTGTCTTGCGGTTGCTTGCTGATTTTCTTCGTCAGAGTGGTTTTGGTATCCGTTTAAAGGCTGGCTTGAAACTTCTTCACTTGGAGATATTTCAACTTCTCCATCTGAAAGCTCAAGTCCGGTAATCTTATTATGTAGCCACTTCAAACATTTTCTTTCGGCTTTTCCAATCAAACCATCTCCTTCCATGCCGGAGTTTTTCTTTACTGGATGGGTTAAAGTTTGGCTTGCGGCCTTTCCTTTATACACCCAATCCATCTTTGTTGTAACGCTCCATTGCCCGCCATCCTCTTTTGGAAGTTGGTGGATAAATGTAGGAAACGTCAAATCAGGTATAGTCCTCAATTTACCAGCAAATCCCTCTTTGGTGTAATAAGGTTTTGCAGCCAGGATATTAACCTGATTACCCATCATTGAAAAACCGTTCAATGTAGCTTCAATAAAGCATCGGCGTACAGTATCCTCGTCATAACCCTTTGGTGTTTGAGAATCGCGGTCTGTTCTGAATCCAATACCGTTTCCTTGCAGGAACATAATCGGGCGCATGATTTCCTTAGTCATCATTGCTGTTAATTTCTCAAAAGCCGTTGCTTGGATGAAAGCCTTTTCAAAAGGATTCATTTCATCCGTCATAAGAGAAACTTCTTTTAGGATTTCAGTTACAGACTTTGAGAAAACGATTTGGTCTTGTGTGATTAGTTGGCGGGATGGAGTTGAAGGTTTCTCGGAAACCACTTCCAATCCGGTTTCAGCATTTTCGTCTTTTGTTTCAACATCTGAAACGATTATTTGTTCTTCTTGATTTTCTATTTTTTTTGCCATGTTTAGTAAGTTTTTTTAATCTCAAAAACCCAAATCTCGAAAGATGTTGGGCTTTTTTGAATTGAGAAAAATTTAGTAATTAGAATGGCAAATCGTCAACGGGTTCAGGAGAAACCCATTCTTTCTTTTTTGTATCCCATTTCATGCCAGGATGCGGAACATTTTTGTCTTTCAAATCGCGGTTATGCTTTTCTTGCTGCTGTTGTTGCTTATCCCATTCTTCTTGCTGCTGCTGTTGCTTATCCCATTCTTCTTGCTTGTCTTTAGCATCCGAATTTGAGTCAGATACTCCTTCCGCCTTTTTAACCAACTCAATCTTCCACGCATTTGCATTTGACATGCAGGTAAGGCTATTTGGATTTTTAGGAGATTTTGGCTTTCCTTCTTTTGGTTTTGCTCCACCAAATGCACCTTTCATTGAGAAATAAACGATAACCTCATCTCCTACATTGAATGGTTCGATTTTTTCACAGTTGTTTCGGACGCATTGAAATTTTATATCATTTTCGGTGACATCGCCCATAGATTCTTCTTCCATAGAAAGGCAGAACTCCCTCGTGAAAAATTCTCCACCGGATTTTGATATATTTGCTTTGTCATCAATAAATTTGATTTTACCTTGCAGTTTAAATTCGTTTTTGTAATCGGACATGATTTGACGTTTTTTGAGTGAAAATATATAAAGCTCAAAGGTAACACTATATATAATACCATGCAACTAAATGAACATATTTATTTGAAAATATTTGTCATAATACATATATTTCTAACAATATTTGTTATAATTATTTGCAGGTCTAAAAAATAGTACTTACCTTTGCCCATACCAATATATAGGTAACGCCCGAATAACCTACAGTTCAGGCTCCTATGTGGCAAAACAGGCATTTTATGGAGCACCTTTTAGACATAGCGAAATTAAAGAAAGAGATTACAACAGAGTCAGTATCTGCTCAAAAATTAAATAGTTTTTTTGATGGAGCGGCAAGCGCATTGACGGATGAACAGATTGATGAACTTGAAAAATTAAACGAATCTAACTATAAATTAGTTAAATTTATTGTTGATTCTGCAAGAGAAAGAAAAGAAAAGATTAATGAAATAACTGCTGATTAAAAACAACTTACTTTTATGACCATAACTCTCCCCCAATCCCAAATAAAAGAATTTCTCAAACTTTCCAGCTATGTTGTATCAGACCAAATTCTGATTGACAACAATCCTAATTACGGTTGTATAAAGGTTGAAATAGTTTTCGGGATGTGTTTTCTTTCTAAAACAAACCAATCAGAGTTTGTTCAATTTTCGTTTCCTATTATCGCCGAAGATACAAGTTTCCTTATCTGGGAAGAGCATCTAAAGTCATTAATGGAAGTTTCAAAAAAGGAGAACATAAGGATAGAGTTAAAACTTGAACATTCAACACAAGATATAACTGACGATTATTTTACTCCAAAATTTGGCAAACAAATTGGAGTTGATATTAAAACGTATCCTAAAATTCCTAAGCCACCTAAAGTTGGATTTAAACTAACTAAACGAATTTTGGATGTTTTATCAGTAGCTAAAGATAATATAGAGAAAAAGGATAATCTTCGTCCGTTTATGAATCACGTTCACATACGAGAAAGTTTTATCTGGGCTACGGATGGTTATGTTAACTTTACTTATGAATTTCCAGAAGTTTTAAACTTCCCTTTAATATCTTTGTCTGAATTAGAGTGTAACTTAATTTCTGGATTTGATGAGTGCGATATATTTCTCACTGATTCTTTTAACATCATTAAATATAAAAACTGCCTTTACGCATCCAGGATAAAAGTAATGGAGAAAGATATGACAGAACTTCTTTTGAAGTTTAAATCTTGGGTAGATAAGAGTAAGTTTGTTAAAGTTCAGGTAAAAGATTTTAAAGACTTTTGCGCCAGTACGGTATCATTCACTAAAAAAATACAAAAGAATTTTAAGAACTCTGGATTGAAGTTGGTTAGGCAAGATACTATTCAATTTTTCTACAAGGATTCTGAAAATGAAATTGAAAATGTTTTGGAATTTCCGTGCGTATCTATTGGATTGCCGGATGGATACTCATTTCTATTTTCACATTCCAGATTTCTTAAAGTTCTTGATAAATTCGCTTATAAAGAAATTTGCTTATCGGATTCTGAAAATCCAACAGGTGGTGCTGCACCATTTGGGATATGGATTGAAGAAGATGGTGCTCTTTGTATAACCGCTGTTAAAATGACGATGTAAATAAAAGTGGATGTTGGTGTAATGGCAGCATACCCGTTTTTCGGGAGGATTAGTTCGAATCTTGACATCTACACAAACGCAAAGCCGAAAGCGATTAGACGGCAAACTAAAAACAACACAATGAAAAAATCAATTTTGGAGTTCCGTCAATTTCATCCTGGTACAGAAGGAGAAGAAGTATCTGATGCGCAAGTAAAAGGAGATGTAGAATATGAGGATAGCGAAGAGGAGGAGGCGGAAGATGAAGATGAAGAAGAAACTGAAGAATCAGAAGAGGATTAATTCCGTTAACTCCTTTTCTTTGTAGCCCGCTAAGAAATTAGCGGGCTTTCTTGGTGAAAAATCTTTCTTTATGAAAATAACAAGAAAATCATATATTTCTGGAGTTGAAAAAACTTATGAAATAGATGTTACAGAAGAACAGATGTTGGAGTTTAATTCTCAAAACAGAAGAAAAATCCAAGAGATATTTCCTAATATAAAAGCATGGGAGCGCGAATTTATTTTAACTGGTATTAATAACGAAGAATGGAATCAAATTTTCTAAATGACCAATAAAACCATCCGCTTTTTCGACATCGAATCCACAGGCACTGATATTTCCAAAGACAGGATTATTCAGCTAAGCTTGATTAAGACTGATTTAAACTTTAGCATTTTAGATAAAAAGAAACTTCTTCTATCTAATTGCGGAGTTCCTATTCATCCTGATGCTTTTAAGGCGCATGGGATTAGTGAGGAAAGTATTTTAAAGCACTACAAAGAATTAACAAAAGTACCATCTTTATATCAAACAATTTCAGACTGTCCTGGATTTTCTGCTTACGCACATAGAATACATGAATACATCCAAGACTGCGATTTTCTTGGAGGATACAACATTAAAGGATTTGATATTCCTTTATTGTATGAGGAATTTGCAAGAGCAGGAATCGAATGGAAACCAAAACCAGCTTTTGATGCCTTTAGGATTTTTAGTAACCGTGAAAAGCGAAATCTTACTGCTGCTGTTAAATTCTATTGCGGACGCGAAATGATTGATGGAGCGCATGATTCCGAAATTGATGTTTTGGAAACTATTGAGGTTTTGAAAAATCAAGTAAGACATTATTCCTTTGATTCCTACCTGCATTTAATTAAAGAGGAAGATGAACACGCAAAAGAAGGATTCCAGCCTTTAGAACAAGTATTAGTTTCGGAATCCTCATTTCCTGATGAAGATAAACGACTAACCTTTGACGGAAAACTCATTTTAAATGAACAAGGAGAGGCAATCATTAACTTCGGAAAAGATAAAGGAAAATTAGTTTCAGAATTGGATTTGGGATATATTAATTGGATTCTAACTTCTGACTTTTCATCTAATACTAAAAATGTTTTACGATGCCTTATAAACAAAAAATAAATATAGGTGATAAAGTTGAAAACAAGCAATCTGGAATAGTGTACAAGATAATTAGTTTTCACGCCGCAACTGGATTGTACACTTGCAGAAATATCTATCACGGAGAAATTTGTGTTTACGAAAATGATTTAATTATTGATAAAAAAGATAAAATTAAATAATTATGGCAGGTTGTTTTGGTAATTCAGATTTCGACAGAAACGAAGAAAGAAAATTAATGAATCATTTAAATGAAGAATCCAACTTTGATTCTTATTTAAATTCTATTTTGGAAGATTGTTCTAAAATAGAACCAGTTTTATCGGATACTGGAGATTTTGAAATATTTTGGGATAGAAGTGATGAGTGTGATACTATTTTGCAAGAAAATTACGTATCCGAAAAGACTTCAAGCGAAATCGCAAAATTAATAATGGATAAATTTATTTCTCTTGCTCGTTAAATCCCTCCTCGCAGAATCCCTCCACATAATATCATCTTGCCTATACACTCACAAGCAAGGATATTTCTTTATTGTTATTAACAATAAAGATGAGGTTTTTACTCTGGACAAATCCGAACTAACAAATCCGCCAAAACACGAAACTAATAATAAAATTCCATACACAAACAAAACACCTAAATTTACTGATTTCACTTAATCTAAAAAAAATATATTATGAATGTAAAAAAATGTACTGACGAATTAAATGTAAACGGAAAAATTACATCTTTAGTTGCGCACGATTTGGATGAAATGGAGTTACTTGAATCAGTAGCTACTTTGTTGTATAAAACTAAGTCGGTTAGGGATACAATAAACATCCTTGACAGAGAATCAAAAAGACAAACAAACAACTCAAAATCAGACAAACGCGAATCTTTTACTAACTGCTAATGCCTACACCAATCCCATTCGATTACCAAGAAGAGGCAGTTCCAAAGATTGCTGAACTTTTAAACCAGTTTGATTCTGGATTAATTGTTGCGCCAGGAGGCAGTGGCAAGAGCATGATGGCAAGTTTGATTACTTACCGTATCCTTCTAAAACGCCAAACCGGAAAAGTCTTATTTTTCACCCATCGTGATGAGCTTTTCAATCAGATTCGAGAAAGGATGCTTGAATTTGGAATTGTTACGCAAGGAATAAATCAAGAAACTACCTATATAAATCCTTCTTCAAGGGTTTTTATAATAATGGTAGAAACATTCAACCGAAGATGCGAACTTCCTGCCTTCTTAGCTAATTTTGAAGATACTTTCCTATATCATTGTGACGAGGCGCATCGCTCTGACTTCAACAAGATTTTTAAACACTTTCCAAACTCTAAAAGATTGGGATGGACTGCAACTCCAATATCTGCTGTTAAAGCTCATCCGTTAAAAGAGTTTTATCAGTTTATGTTTGAGGTTGTTAAAGTATCTCACCTGCACGAACTAAACTCAGAAAATCCCAAAATAGGAGTAGTTCCAATCCAATGCTACCATTTAGGAAAGGTAGATAGAAGTAAGTTTGGAATTAAAGGCGGAGAATTTATAGAATCTCAAGTTAGTGAGGAATTTCGTAAAAAACTTCAAATAGATAACGTAATCAGTTCTTACTTTAAACTTGCTCGAGGATTGAAAACACTTTGTTTTGATGCTGATATAGAACATAGCATTGATATGATGTATGCTTTTAAATCTGTTGGAATCAATGCAAGGCATGTAAATGGCGGCGGCAGTAAATGTAAAAAGTATCCTGATGAGGCTAAGGAATTTGGCAAAAAATCTTGGAGAAAGGATTGCCTAACTTGGCTAAAAAAAACTCCAGATGCCGTATTAGATAATGTAGGAATACTGACTACTGGATTTGATGAAAAAAGCGTTGAGGCTGTTTTTATTAATAGCTCAATGCTTTCCAAATCCTTATATATTCAGAAGGTTGTTCGTGTTTCAAGACCATATCAATATCCAGATGGAACATGGAAAACTCAAGGGCTTTTACTTGACTTCGGAAACAATGCACCATCAGAAAAAGGTGGTGCTGGATTTGGTGATACTAATAAAGACGAGGATTGGGAGTATGAATTTAATCATCCTTATGAAAAAAAGCGCGAAGGCGTAGGAGGATACAAAACCTGCCCAAACTGCTCAAACTTAAATCCAGTTTCCGCTCGTTTCTGCACTGGATTTCTACTTGATTTTCTAACAGATTCTTATGTACAATGCGACTACGTTTTTCCTATCTCTGTTAAAGAAGTTGATTTAGTTCCGAGAGAAATGATTAAGTTTTACCAGGATAAAATTCAAGTTAGTTCAATCCTTATAGAGATAGAAAGGAATGGCTATAAAGCAGGAAGTGCATATCACAAAGTGCTTGACGGAATAGTGGGATTGGCTAAGGATTTAGGAGTTTACCTTGCTTCAGAGCAAATCTCATTTTTAGTAGAGATGGGAATTTCTAAAATCAAAGAGTTGGGTAAATTGACTGGTAAGAAAACCTTTAAGGAATCAGTAAAAGAAGATATCTTAAAGAAGTTGCAGGAAAAAGGATTTATTGTTAATATTAATGAAGTAAACCAAATTTAAAACCGCCAACAGGCACAAAACACACGATTATGACAAATCAGGAAAAGAAAATTAAGGATTTAGAATCCGAAATTAAAGGATTCGCGCAATCAGAAACTGTTTACTTAGAGAAAATAAAACAACTCGAAGAAAAACTGAAATCATCCGAAAAGAAAATATTGGAACTTGAAGAGGATTTTAATAGTCCACTTGATATTCCAATAGATTTACTTTTTGATGTTTTGCCGGAAAATGAAGCTATAAATACACTATCCAGACTTTCTGCTAAACTTCACGGAAGGATTACAGAAAATCTAACTCGTCTTAGAAACGAAACCGGATTACTTGAAAACAACCTTGAGATATTCGAGCTTAATGCAAAAAATATATCTCTTGGAAGAAACTTCAAAAAATCCTAATTAGCTGAACTTTCTTTTTCGAGTTCGCTCAACTCTGATTTTAATTCATCAATTTTCTTTTCAGATGCAGTTTCCTCTTTAGGTGCTGCATCTTTTTTTTGCTCTACGTGAACATCTGTTCCGCCTATTGTCATGTGCTTCGTCATAGCCTTAGCCAAATCTTCGCTGTACTGATTTCTCATTTTCTTTTGATTTTATTCGGTAAAAAGCCAGCCTAAGATTAGGCCAGCCGCTTACCTACATGATAATTTAATTTCCTTTTAATACGCTATTGGCAGATACTGTTACGTAAGGAGTAAGATATGCCGTTGGTGATGTTCCAACTCCGTGCATAGCTGCTGATACATTAGCTCCAGCAATAGCTATTAATCCTGGCTGCAATGATGCATCTACTGTTGAAAAAACCTTACCGAGAGTTGTTAAAATGGATAGTATAGCCTCTCTCGCCGGTTCTGTTTCTGGTACAAGTTTTGTAAAATCCGTTACAGTTGAATTGTTTAAAAGTATTTCAACTTTAATGATTAAAGCATTTGCTTTCTTACAAACAACATCAATCTCTGATGGAAGTTTGTGTTCAATTTTGAGAATAAAATTCTCGATGTCTGTTAGCACGATTTGTGCCTCTGTTTTTAAACTCATATAGATAAATTTGCCCCTACTCTTTGATTGGATTTTCGGGTTACTCCAGTTTAGTTTTTTGGTGCAGATACCGCATCTATAAGTTTATTCGTCTGCTCTGCATGTTGAACATCTGAACTTGATTTAACAAACGAATTTGCGAAATCCTTAAACGCTACTACAAAAGCAACTACTATACCACCAGATACGCTATCGCTTACATGACTTTTTACAAAGTACATAAATACAAGTGCTACAAGGCAAAGCAATGCGAAAACTCCTGATATTAATTGATTAAATGTTGGTTTTTGCATTTTAAGTTTTTTTAAAGTTAATTAAGATATTGGACTAAAGTATAAATCCGACTCAGCTTTCCTTCTTTTTACTAAATCTTCCAAAATATCTCCGCCGGCATAAACCCATTTACTGAATTGAGCGCGGATTTCAGATTCTAATTTCTTTCCCTCTATCGCCAAAAGCAAATGAGATTTCAAAAACCCATCAGTTCCTTCATTGTAACAAAAAGAACAGATTGCATCATATTGGTTTTGATTCCAATTGATAGGCAAAGAATTTAACTGTCCTTCTATGTTTCGACTGATGTAATCTAAAAGATAACTTTCTGCTTGTTCCTTAGTTATCGCTTGGTCTTGCATGGTAACTCTCGTTCCATTAGGATATCTTATTGTACCATATCCGATAGTTGGTATTCCAACTTGATCTTTGTATGGATGTAGCACCAATCCTTCCTGAATTGTTATTAGGTCTATTCCTTTTTGTGAGATTTTCATCGTCTTGTTGCTATTAAAAATTTTTAATCATTATTTATGCCTTAACGGAAATATCTGCGTGTTGCTATTAAAATTATTTGATTTCTTATGGTATCTATGCTTCCGTATATTTCAGCGTGAATACGCCTGTTTTTTTCATCCGAAGCAATATCTTTTATGCTATCTCTGTATTGGTGTGCCGCTATCTTTTCTTCATAGCCATCCCATTTAACAACTTTAGCCTTAACATCAGTCCAAACAATACCTACTTTAAAAGACAAAATCATAGCAGCCGTTAGCGGGCTAAGAATCTTTAACCAGTCTTTCAACTCTTTATATCTGTCTTTTGCCGTGTCTGTCATTTGTTAATGAGATTTTAGATTAGATTGTCACCCATGTTAAGCCAACGGCATCCCACTTATACCGCGTTCCTGTCGCGAGGTCAGTGTAATAATTATTTAGGCCACGTCCTACGATGCTAACGGCGTTAGTATTTGGGTTGCCTTCCCCGTGCGTTTCTGCCCATGATGCTGATGTTGCTATTATTACTGGATTCATTTTGTTTAATTTTTATGGTTAAGAAAATAATTATGGAGTTATTATTTGATACCCTATTGTTACCGTTATCAATCCGTCCGCACCTGCCGCACTTGGTGACAAATCAGCTTTTAGTTTCAAGTCTGTATTTGTGACATATTTCGGAGTGCCGATAACCGTAGATACGGATGCGCTTGCTAAATACGGCGAAAAAGATGTAATACTGATTCCAGAACCTGTATTACCAGCCATTGCATCATTAATAGCGGATATGCACGTAGCAATTGTGCTGCCCCCCTCATCGAGATACAGCATTCTATTCGCCCTGTAAGGCGTAGTTACGAAAGTGTATTTCCACACCGCCCATATCGGCACTATTATTGTCCCCGCTCCCTGAGCAGCGATCAACGTTACAGGCGTTGTAGTTACCGTGTTTACCTGTGCCGGAGTAAGATTTACGGTTACGGTATAAACAGGATTTAATACGGCAATAGTACCGCTCGTTGTAATCGTTCCGCCAGATAGTCCTGTTCCAGCGGTTATGGATGTAACAGTACCAGCACCACTTGGATGAGCCGAAATACTATCAGAAATTGCTATTTTGATTTGAGCAGAGTTCCAATACCAACACAACGTATCTCCAGTTTGCAAATCAATTATTGCATACGGAGTATAATTCAATGGATATCTAACATTAACACTTTGATTTGTTAAAGTTTGACCAAAAGAAAATAATGGCAAAAACAATAAGGATATTAGTAGTTTTTTCATTTTAATTTAGTTTACTTGAGTTATTAAAGCCCCTATATCGTATGTGATGCTTCCTCCACCTGTTGCAAGTGTTGTTTTTACTGTAATGGCTGTACTTGCGTGTGCTCTTATCGTTATCGGAGAAAATGAATAATATCCGGTGGTAGATAACAATGCAGATGTTCCGCCGTTTGGCCACACCGTCATTTGTTGTGAGTTATTATTTTCATCTGTCCATGTAATCACAAATTCGAGAACATCTACACTTATAGCTGTTATGTTTACATATCCTTCTACCTCGAAAGTTTCAAGCGCAGGCACTGCATAAGCCGATACGCTGCTTAAAGCCCCCGTCTGTCCGGTTGCATCATTATTTACCCGTATCACCTTAAGACCGTTGCCCTGCGTTGCCGTTCCGTTGTATGTAGTAACAAATCCAAGAATATTTATGCTGCTCCAAAAACTGTGTTTGTTTCCATCGTTCATAAGTGCCTGCCCTGCATTTCCATTCGATAGTGTCAGATACCAGGCATCGCCTATTTTGATGCTATCTGATGCGCTTGCGCCTTTATCAATGAAATTCATCATTATAGTAGAATCGTGACCCTTAATGAGCCATTTAGCGGTGCTATCTAATATATTTATCCATCCCACAGACCCTATTTCCCATCTATAAGACAAAAAATTAGTCATATTTATTCCGTATCCATTACCATTTTGTATGTAGTTTCCACTCCATGTTTTAGATGTGTCGCTCCAGCTTTTTGAACCTCCGATTCCTGGAAGGATTGAATCATATAGATTCTGAATTAATTGAAGATATGACCTTCTTAATGAAGCGTCAGAAGTATTAAAAATATTATATGATTTAGGAACAAATCCTGGAGAGTAGTGTTTATATGGATAATCAATTGTAGTATCTGTTTGATACGTAAGTTGTGTGATTTGCGTAGGGATACTTACTTGTGCGTTAGTTGTATGCACCGCCATAATCACCGTAAACACCAATAGAATCCGAATTAATGTAGTTTGTCGCATAAGGATATCCTATAAATTTTGAATTAATGTTTTTTGCACCTGAATCAAAAAAGTAAGAGTTTAAAAGCGTTGTTGAACTTTTGATTTGATTGTCGTTTAAAAGTTTAACAAAGAAATCTAAGCTGCCGTATAACTGCATACATAAGTCGTAGTTACTTTGCCCGTTCTGCGCTCCCTGTGTGCTTGCCATTTGCTTTTATTTAGCTTGCCTTAATAGTACCTTGTTACGCAAAAGTAAACCCATTTTGCCTCTAAATAATTATTTGTTTATAAACAAAAAAAACAATTCAATATCAGTAATTAGGAAAAATAAAATCAGTATCAATGTTAAATCCATTACTTCCATCTGATGAAATAGCTCCATTTTTAACCAAATATCCATCAGATTTCATTTGATCTGATAGGCTTGAGAAAACTAAATTTTTATTGTACTCTCCATTTTGATACTGAAATAATCCAAAACCCAATAAAGGAAATTGTTTTATCGCTCCCTTCCAAATAAATATAATATCAATTATGTGTTGATTGTCGCTGTTTCCGTATGGCGTTGGCAAATAAACTCCATCAATAATTGTATCGTCTAAAGGAAAATCGTAATAGACGTTTCCTTGAGAATCGGTATTTGGCTGTAAAAGAAAATCTTGTCTTGGCATGATTAGATTTTTTTAATTTTAAGATACAACAACCGTAGCCATAGTTCCGGTAACCGGACTTCCTGGACTTGCCGATACTAATCCTGTAGAATAAGTTAAAGTTAATGTTTTAACTGTATCAATTATTGCTTGAGCTAATCTTGCATTAGCTACCGCTTGTGATTCAGTATCTCCTGCAGCGGCATTTGTAGCCATAGCAGATTCGATTAATGATGTCGTCATTGCCATAAATCATCAAAGTTTGATTGGTCATTAGTTAAATCAGATAAATTATTTGGAGTTCCTGTTACACCTGCTCCATTTGTAAAAGTCATTGCTTGTATGTGTTGAAAGAAAGAATCCATTAGTGTTTTGAAATCCTTACTTCCGTTCTTAATTGAGATTTTTCCTGAACTTAGAGTTATCTTAACCTCACCTTGTTCTATTAGGATATTTCCATCAACCATTTTAATTTCAGTATCTCCTACTATAAAATCTTTTTGGTCTAACCAAGTAGCAGATACGATATAAGGGTCAGTAAAATCAGTCATTGCAACAGTTACAGTAGAATCTACTTGTGGAACAGACATATCTCCGTCAGATTGTTCTAACATAAAACGAACAGTAATTCCGTTTAAAGAAGAATCTATGCTGTCAACTACGCAGGTAAAACTTGGTAAATCTACGCTAACAACATTTCCATCAAATAGCTTAACATTAGCCTTACCATAAGTACCAGCTATCTTTTGGATTAGTTCTTTTATTTCTATGTTGCTTACCATTTTTTATAGCATGTGGATTTGCTGAACATTTGAAGGTATCTGTCTAACTTTTAAAACTCCTAATTCTAAATCTTGTAACAAGTAATCGAGATGAATTTCTTGAGTGATACCTTTGGTTCCGCCTTTTCTTATTACTTTTCTTACTTTGTAAACTCCGTTCCTATCCGCCATTATCGGGTCGAGTAGATTTACGTTGTCATTCCAATCGACAAACGGAAAACCTAAAGTAACAAAACTTCCTTTAAATCCAGTATAGTGATACTTACTTAATTGCTGTTTCCCTAATTCAAATAAATCATTAAGTGTTGGTGAAGGTAAACTTAAATCAACTGGATACCAACAACTATGCCTTTCGCCATCACTTGGATTTGGAAGAGCTGTCGTTC